TTTTAATAATCATTTACAGAGTTAAATATCGAAAACATTTCATTCAGTTCACCATGTCGTTATTGTTATATGTTATACTATGTACGAATTTTTCTTTCCCTTAATTTTTCCCATATTAAGGTTCATGAAAACCAATGAGAGAATATAATACAAGGGAAAGAGTAAGGGAAAGTTCACTTGCTACAAACTTAGTATTTTCAAGGGTTTGTGAGGAATTTGATAATCAACTATAACAGTTATTAAATTTCCTAAAATAAGTGAAATATCAACTGCAATTTATACGTACTGCACTGGTTATGCTATGAGTGCAGCATTTAAAATTTTCTTAGCAGGACATAAAAGATATTGTTATAAACATTCAACTTTTATGTATCACCAGATGAGTTGTTGGTTGTCAGGAAAGCTTCAGGATATCAAAGAAAATAGAGAAGAAATGGATAGACTGAATACTCAGATTGAAAAATATGTCATCGAAAGAACAAAACTAACAAAGGATGATATTAAGGATATTCGAGAAAAGAAGAAGGATTTTTATATTCATTCTGACATGGCAGTTAAATATGGAATTGTAGACGAGGTTTTGTAAAAGGAGTCGAAACTTTCGTTTCAATAGGAGAATAATATATTGGTAAAAACAATAGACATGAGTGGGTTTGATCCATTACTTGATAATTTGGAGAAGTATGTAAATAAGCAAGGTTATACTCTTGGTGATAAAGCAAGGTCATTACAGAAGCTATTGCATTGCATTCAGTATTGTTATATCCATGGAGTATTGACAGATAGCCAAATAAATTCTGCGCATAAGAAATTTATAAAACAATTTCAAGATGCATTATACGAAAAGTAAAGGAGAAATGTATGTTGGTACCGGCTATATTATATAAGGATCAAATTATAAAAGGTATGCAAAGATATTTCTATACAACAGATATGATGTATGAAACGGGTTGTATGGAGAATTGGACACCAAATATTTTTGATTGTCCTGATGAAAGTCAATTCCAGTATGCAATAGTAGATAAAAATGAAAAGCTTGTTGGTTATTTAGGATATTCAGTTGATTGGTACGCATCTAAGGCATATAACTTTGGATTATTTTCTTTTGATAGAGGAAATCTTCAAGTACCGAAAGATGTATTTGAGAGACTGGAAGAACTTGTAAACACATTACATAGGGTTGAATGGAGAGCTGTAGGAGGAAATCCTGCTTGCAGAGGATATGATAACTTTATCAAAAAGCATAACGGCAAAAAACATATTCTGAAAGATTCTATTAAGGATAAAGTTGGAAACTATCACGATGACATCATCTATGAAATTGTACATAACGAATGAGAATAAATATGTTAGTAAAGCAGCCAAATGGATTATTTTGTATTTATGACGAAATAAATGATCAGCCTGTAGTATGGAATATCACTAAAAAACAATATATTCAAAATGCAATGGATAAAGCGAAAAGAGAAGCTTTGAATGAATTAAATGATTCTCAAGATATAAAATATGTATATGATGAATTTTGTCCAGATAAAAAAATATGTCAGAAGAACAGTTTAATGTGTTTTTAAAAGAAATTGGTAGCAAAGAAACCTATGAAGACATTCATCGTTTGTTTTGATCCATGGGGAGTTGGATATGATGTTTAATTAGTGGGGGATATAGAAAGACATATGAAAGATTGTAAAGGCAATGAATTAAAAGTTGGAGATTCAGTCGTTTATGTGCATGGTAAAAATTCTAATGCTTGTTTAGCAACGGGGAATGTTACAAAAATTTATTCAAACGACAAAGAGTGTAGTGTTGATGGAAATGCACATATTTATTACTTTAGGGTTATGAAGCTGGGTTTTGAAGTGTGATTACATGACTTATTTGGGATACAGTAACGAATCCGTTATTTCATCAGCATCATAAATTATACAATAAAGGTTGCAATTAGGAGGTTAAGATAATGACAACTGATCAGATCAAGAAAAAACTAAAATCAGAGGAATATGATTTCCTGAGAAAAGATAAGAATTTGGGTAACAATATTATTATCTTAACTCTTGGTGGAAGTCATGCATAGGGTACTAATCATAATACATCCGATTTGGATATAAGAGGTGTTGCTTTAAATAAAAAGAGTGAAATTTTATTAGGAGAAAATTTTCAACAAGTAGATAATGAAATTACTGATACTGTAATATATAGTTTTAATAAAATAGTAAAATTGTTGGCAAATTGTAATCCAAATGTATTAGAAATGTTGGGAAATAAGCCAGAACATTATTTTTATATTTCTCCCATAGGACAAGAATTGATTGATAATTCACATTTATTTCTTTGGAAAAGAGTTACGTTATCCTTTGGAGAATATGCAAATCAGCAACTTTATCGTTTGACACATAAAGCAGCTCACAAGTTGTCACAATCTGAATTAGAGAAACATATTCTAAAGACGTTGGAATTTATGCAGACTGATTTTACAAAGAAATACACTCCATATGAAGACGATTCAATGAAGTTATACATTGATAAATCAGTTCAGGAAGGATACGACACTGAGATTTTTATGGATGTAAAACTAACACATTATCCATTAAGAGATTATTGTTCTATGTGGAATGAACTTCAAAATACTGTGCGTCAATATGGCAGAATCGGTAAAAGAAACGAACATGCGATTGAACATGGAAAAATCTCCAAACATATGATGCATTTAATCAGACTTTATATGATGTGCTTAGATATTCTTGAGAAAGAGAGAATAATCACTTATAGAGAAGTTGAACATGATTTACTTATGGATATTCGAAATGGTAAATATATTGATGATAACGATCAGCCGATTCCAGAGTTTTTTGAAATGGTAAATGATTATGAGAAGAGATTGGATTATGCAAAGAATAATACAAGTCTTCCAGATAGTCCAGATTATAAAGCTATCAATGATTTTGTGGCAAGTGTAAACGAAAGAGTGGTAAAAGGTGAAATCTGAATTAAAAATTGAAATTCCGTCTGGCGCAAATGAGATTATTCATACTCTACAAAATAATGGATATGAAGCATTCTTGGTCGGAGGCTGTGTACGTGATAGTATCCTTCAAAGACCAATTCATGACTATGACATTACAACATCTGCGACACCAACAGAAATGATGGAAGTATTTAAGGACAAGAGAATTATTGAGACTGGATTGCAGCATGGAACTATTACTATTGTAATTGACAGTGAAGGATATGAAGTTACAACTTATAGAATTGACGGTAACTATTCTGATAGCAGACGACCAGATAGCGTAACATTTACAAATAATCTTGTAGAAGATCTGAAGCGTCGTGATTTTACTATCAATGCTATGGCTTACAACGACGAAGTAGGACTTGTGGATCCGTTTAATGGTATGGTAGACATCAAATATCATAATATAAGATGTGTTGGTAGAGCAGAAGATAGATTCTCGGAAGATGCATTAAGAATTTTACGTGCTATTAGATTTGCTTCTCAATTGGGATTTGTTCTTGAACCTGATACAGATTGGAATATATCTAAAATGTATAAAAATTTAGAGAATATATCTATTGAGAGAATCAATAGTGAGTTCTGCAAGATTGTAAATTCTAGCGATTTTTGCGTTCAAATGGTTTTATATCATGACGTATTCTCGTTATTTATTCCTGAGATTAATGATATGATTGGATTTCAACAAAATAATCCATATCACATTTATGATGTATGGAATCATACAGTACATGCAGTAGAAGCTTACGAATGTGATTGCGAACCGGATTTGAATCCAAGAGATCTTATTACATCTTTGGCTATTTTCTTTCATGATATTGGAAAGCCTCATTGTTATCAGGATACAGAAGACGGAATTAGACACTTCAAAGGTCATGGGAAAATAAGTGCCGATATGACTGATGCAATTATGAAACGTCTTAAATTTGATAATGACACAAGAGAAAAAGTTGTTGAACTGGTTTATTATCATGATGCCACATTTGAACTTGGGAAGAAGTATGTTAAGCGGTGGCTTAATAAAATTGGAGAAGAACAGTTAAGAAGACTATTAAATGTTCGTAGGGCTGACATTAAAGCACAAGCAGATATAGATCAGCAATCAAGACTTCAAAAAATTGACAATATTCAGTGGTGTTTAGAAGAAGTTTTAGGAGAAAATGAATGTTTTTCTCTAAAAGATTTAGCAGTGAATGGTAAAGATGTAATGGATATTATGCATATAAAAAGCGGAATAGATGTTGGATACTGGCTAAACGAGATTTTGAATCGTGTCTTAGATGAGAAATTGAAGAATGACAGAGATGAAATTATTTATTGGATGACAGGAATTACTGATGGTTGGAAAAATTTTAATAAAAAAGGAGAATAAAAATGAAAAACACAAATTGGAAAGTACCCGTAGTTATTGTAGTAGGAGTTTTAGCAGTTATTTTGATGATTGTATTTGGAATTCAGAGTTCGCAAAATAAAGCTATTGCATTTGAGGAACAGGTTAATACCGCACAGTCGGATATCAAAGTTCAGGAAAAGAGAAGAGTTGACTTGGTATATAACCAAGCTGATTGTGTAAATCAGTATGATAACCATGAATCAGAAACGTTAAAGGCTATTGTAGATGCCAGAGGATCTACTGGTGATATTGAAAATGTTACAACGGCAATTACAGCAGTAGCAGAAGCTTATCCTGAATTAAAGTCTAATGAAAATTATAAGACACTTATGAATGAATTATCTATGACTGAAAATTTAATTGCTGAATACCGTAGTAATTATAATAAGCAAATCAAGGAATATAAGAGATACGTTAGAAAATTCCCTACGAGAATGTTTCTTGATATTTTAGGATACGAAATTCAAGAGTATCAGTATTTGGACTACAATGCGACTATTGTGCACCGCAGCGTCTCTTTGGAGAATAAAGTATGAGATATACATATAGACATAGTAGAGGATTTAATTTTGGAAATTTTGAGATTACTAAGCGTGAGATTTTGGCCAGCATCTCAATTATTGCTGTTATGGTTATTATTGGTATTCTGATTTCTACAAAGATTTCTGAACACCAAATGGATAAGAACGAAATATATAATAAAGTTATCAAAATAGAAAGCCAGGATTTATTCCAGTATGGTATGGATACTAATGTTGGAACTGCTTTTGTATATGGTGACTTAAAAGCAGTTGATACGGTTACATATCCAGAAATTGGTGGAGAATATATGTATGTAGAAAAAGTCAAAGAGAGATATACGATGCATACAAGAGTTGTTACATATACAACGGGCAGTGGAAAAAAAGACAAACTCATACAAGGACAGAAACATATTGGACTTGGGATAGAGTTGGAAGTGAAGATATCAAATGTAAAGAAATTTCATTCTGTGGTGTGACTTTTGAAAGTTACAAAATCAATTTACCAAGTGAAGATTATATCGATACAATTAAGGAATCAAACCATGTAAGATATGTATACTATGGCGTTGGAACAGAGTATAAAGGAACAATTTTTACTGATTTGAGAAATAAAACCATCTCAGATAATACGCCTTTTTATAATAATTCGACAATTGATGAGGCGATAGAATCTTTGGAATCTAATTATTTTGTAATTGTTATTTTCTGGGTATTGTGGATTATTTTTATTTGTATCATTGTATATGGATTTTATTGTTTGGACAATAATTGGTTGGAATAATTAGTTTATATGAAGGAATAAAAAAATGATCAAAAGAGTAAGTGTATATGAAATTACATTAAATCCACAGTTTTGTACAGAGCAGGACTTTAAAACGATTGAAAACATTGGGTTTAACGTGGCATGGATGGATGATAACGGTGAAGATGCTTTGGAGACAGCAACCGTATGGACTATAGAATAATAAATGAATCGCAGGTTTCGAAAGTAGGTGGTGTGATTGATACGTACAGAAACAGTGGATCTATATAAAACAATTCAAAAATCTTTTCCTAAAATTCTCATTAAAAACCTTACTGAACATGAAAGAATCTGTCCTGTATGTAATGGACTTGGTATGAGAATAGAAGACAATATATATGGAATTAAAGATGATGTTTCAGAAGCTGGTAGGAAATATCGTTTCCCATATAAACATCAAGCTCTATCATTTTGTAGAAGTTGTTATAACGGAGTACAGAGGTTATGTCAATATTGCGGACAACCTTATAAAAATCAAGCATATTTACATTGTGATTGTGAAGGTCAGAAGAAAGCTGATGAAGAAAAGAGAATAAATGAATGGAATGAGAAAGTAGCAAATGCTGTTGAAATCAATGAAAAAGATGTTAACACTATGCTTTATTGTGAAGAATTCGATGAATGTTATGACACGGTAGATGACTTCTTTGATGATTATTATTGTAACTATGCAGATGAGGATAATATACCAGAGAGATTATGGGTTACTTCTGTTGAAAAGATTTCTATTGATGCAGCAAATATAATAGAAGATGCTTGTACAAATTTACACGATGATGCTTATGAACAGTGTGACGAAGCATCTTTACAGGAACTATTAGATGATTGGTGTAGAAAACAGACTGGAACTACTACATATTATCCTAGTTACAAGCAGTATGTAGTTATTGATTGGTCAAAATATTAAGATGAAAGCGTTGTTTCGAGCGAGGAGTAGTAATGGTTGAAAAATATAAAGTAATTACTTTGTGCGGAAGTACGAAATTTAAAGATCAATTTATGGAAGTACAAAAGAAGTTAACACTAGAAGGGAATATTGTTATCTCTGTTGGATGTTTTGGACATGCCGGTGATATATTTTCTGACGAACAGAAGTTAATGCTAGATGATATGCATAAGAGAAAAATTGACATGGCTGATGAAATTTTTGTAATTAATGTTGGCGGTTATATCGGAGAGTCAACAAAATCAGAAATTGAATATGCGAAGAAACATAATAAGAAAGTAAATTATTTAGACAATATTAACAATGACATTAGAAAAGAAACGTTAAAAGGTATTTTGAATAAAATACCATGCGAAAAAAATTGTCAATGTTGCTTGCGTGATGGTATATTATCGTGTTTTAAACCACAAAAAGAAGGATATATTATTGGTGGTTTAGTTGAGTATATAACTGAAGAACTAATGAATGAATAAAGAGAGAATACACATGGATAAAATTTCAAAAGAATTTCAGAATAATCATAAGAAAGGAACCGTGTCAAATGTGACCAGTTACAGCTTCAAATACTCAGAGACAAACAAGAATGGTAGTGTAAATGAAGTGGTGTATATGAAATCATATTTTATGGAGATATAAGAGGAATCTAAGGGTTTATAAAAAATACGTGTTTCATAGGAAGATCGGAGGATATTATGAATCTATATGATGGTTGCGAATCAAATAAGGAAATTATTTATGGTTTTACTTCACTGGATTTTTACAACAAATTAGAAAAAAGACAAAATGAAATTTTATCACTGGGAAAGAAGGTTGTGTTTGTAGAATCAAATACAAGTATTCTTGCAGGTGCAAGAGTTGTTATATATTCTGACAAAATTCCCGAAATGATGCAGAACTATAAATATAGATACGTCAAAATCAATGGTAAGTGGATAAGAAATAGCTTATTAGGATACTGTGATTGCTGTGGAAGATATAGAGAGCTTATTTGTTTGGATGACAAGGGTAATACATGTGAAGATTGCTGTGATATAGAATTTTAACATGAATCTAAAATTTCGTCAGGAGGATAGATAGATAATATGGATATAAGATATCAAAAATTAATTCAATATAAATCTGCCTTAGACAATTCGTTTAGAAAATCATGCGTTACAGAAATATATAATAGCGATTATGATTCTACACTACAACAAGCAAAGCTTGATGGATATAAGGTCATGAGAAATTCAAAAGGCGAACATAAGCTTATAGATACTATTGAAAGTGGAAAATCTAGTACAATAGAAAAATTCAATGAATTGTTTGGAGGTTTATTCTAAAAAGATTTATATAAGATCGTGAGGTGAAAAAGTGAGACTAAGAGAAAAGTTCAAAAGATGGTTATTTAAAGAAGAACTGCAAGAATTTGAAATATCAATGAAGAAGAATGAAGAAGCCGCAAAGAACCTACATAGTGCAGAAAATATTTACTTAAAATCGTATCGGCTCGTAGACGATTGCCATAAACTTATGAATTCTATGACAAACGTAGGAGTAGATACCTGTCCTTATGATCGCTCTTGGGCTGTTGTTTGTATTAAAGGGCATCCAGAATATGTAGAATTTATGGAATTGTCTAATAAGGATACAAGAGAAATAATTGATTTTTTAAAGCATTTCAAATATTCAAATCGAGTAATTGATTCCCCTAATCACCTTATAATGAACCCATTTAGATAAAGGACAAATAAATGAAAATTTTAAGAACAAGAAAGGAGAATACCTTATCCTAGTGAAACTAGGTTGTTATGAGATTAGTATGGTGAATCATAACGTAAAATAAAACGGAGTGGCTCTAAACCAAGCCGATTGTTCTATTGCCATTCACCGATGGATTCGGTAAATGGTTGGTATGAATCCGATATACGATGAGTATATTACATTTTTGAGAAATACTTCAGGTGAGAAATTACCTAATTTGATGGAAGGTTATTTTTGGCTTGATAAACAAATTATAAAAGGTTTTGATTTACAAGGCCAGGAACACAAATTTTATAGAGTAAAAGTTTCCGATGATTTGGAAACAGTAGAAGTAGTAAAACTAAAGAATTATGACAATATATCAGAAGTTGCATTATCGAGTTGGAAGCGTTTAATTGATTTACAAAAAGAACATTTGACACAACTCGAAACCGATTCTCTAAATCTGATTAGAGAGAAAATGGAGAAATTTAAAGACTTCACATCAATCATTCCGGTATCTATGGGTAAGGACTCAATGCTTACCTGTCATCTTGTCAGAAAACTATATCCAAACACGAAGGCTATATTTAATAATACTTCACTTGACTGTGCAGACACTTATATAATGGCTAAACAATTTTATAATTGCGAGATCATGAATCCCGATAGAGGATTTTATCAGTATATAGAGTCAGACCATATGATACCAACGAGAATGAGTCGTTTTTGCTGCCGTATATTCAAAGTTGGAGTAATGGTTTCACAGCTCGACCACAATCATACTTATCTTATATGGATGGGAATAAGAAACGAAGAATCTAATACTCGTAGTGGTTATCAAGATGAATGGATAAATGAAGCTGAGTGGGGAGAAACGTGTTGGCAAGGTATTTTGCCTATAAGAAAATGGACTGAGATGGATGTATGGCTTTATACAATCTGGAAAAAAATCGAAATAAATCCAAAATACAAAAAAGGATATTCTCGCTGCGGATGCCACGTATCATGCCCATATTATGCGAAGTCAACATGGATCCTGGATAAGTATTGGTATCCATATGCTTACAATAGATGGAGAAATATCTTAAGAGATGATTTCATCAATAATAAGAAATGGATAATTTTGAATTGCACTATAGATGAATATCTTACGCAAGCTTGGAGTGGTGGTACTTTTAGAGATGAACCGACTGATCAGGTAATAGAAGAGTTTGCAGAGTACAATGGACTGGATCATGATGTAGCAGTTCAATATTTTAACAAGCAATGTTGTGGTTGTAAAAAGAGAATAAAACATAAAGAAGTTGTATCAATGAATTTGAAACTGCATGGCAGAAATATCAATAAATTTTATTGTAAAAAATGTCTTATGAAAGAATTTGGTTGGACTTCTGATGATTGGAATAAGCAGATTAATACTTTTAAGAATCAAGGCTGCGCTTTGTTTTAATGGAGAATAAATATATAGAAAGGTGGTGAACAGCAGTGCATCCAAGTGAATTTTTTGATAACTGTTCAATTCAAACTGGAATTGATACATTAGAAATCTACGATGATGATTTGAAGGATAAGTTAAAGAGTATTCATCCTAAAAATTTTCTAAAAACTAAAATTACTCTACCGGTATATAAGATTAATTTATCTTATATGACTGAGAAAAATAATTATAAGACGGTAGATAGATATGCCATTATGGACTCCAAAGATGAAAATGAATATGTAGATTTTTGGATTGATATGTTCGTACAGGATTATAACAGAGACAATTCTAATCACAAAATGGTAGAGTGTAGCATAAACAGCATTGACTTATTAGGCGAGGCTGTGCTGCCGATTGGTTAGCTTTTTATCACCGTATGTATTTAACACCTTTGATTAGCAAAGGTTGTCACGATGATTTATAAGACGAATCATTGGTTTATATAAATCGAAAAAGTAATGTGATAGTGACGTAAAAGGACACTCACTAAGTATGGCTTTACCTCACGGAAATGAAATAATTTTCAGTGAGGAAAGTACATATTGGTACAGAAAGCTAATACAATTGAAGAGCTATTACAGGATTGTCCTGTGAATTCAGTAATAGGAGACAACTTAATAAGAGCATGGTCAAAAATAAATAGTGATAAATATAAGAAAATTGCATGTGCTATTTCCGGTGGATCTGATAGCGATGTAATGCTTGATATTGTTTGGAAATGTGATAAATATAATAAAGTCACATATGTATGGTTTGATACTGGATTAGAGTATCAAGCAACAAAAGATCACTTAAAATATCTTGAACAAAAATACAATATAAAAATTTATTCATATAGAGCAATAAAACCAATTCCCGTATCATGTAAACAATATGGTCAGCCATTCATATCAAAGCAAGTCAGCGATTATATTTCAAGATTACAGAAACATAATTTCAAATGGGATGATAAATCTTTCGATGAATTATATGAGAAATATCCGAGATGTAAAAGTGCATTGGAATGGTGGTGTAATAAGAAGAAATCAGATACTTTCAATATTCGTAGAAATAAGTATTTAAAGGAATACATGGTTAAATATCCGCCACAGTTTAACATATCTTCAAAATGTTGTTTATATGCTAAGAAAAATGTAATGCATAAGCTTATAAATGAAGTAAATTATGATCTAAATATTATTGGAGTTAGGAAAGCAGAGGGTGGAACTAGAGCTACGGCATATAAATCTTGTTTTGATGAAAACGCTTCTGGCTGTGATAACTACAGGCCTTTATTCTGGTATAAGAACAACGATAAAGATTGTTATGATGCTGCTTATGCAATCGAGCATAGTAGTTGTTATACAGAATATGGATTAAAAAGAACGGGTTGCGCTGGCTGTCCCTTCGGAAGAGATTTTGAATATGAGCTGGAAGTAATTGAAAAATATGAGCCTAAATTGTATAAGGCAGTAAATAATATTTTCGGCAATTCTTATGAATATACCAGGAAATATAAACAGTTTTGTAAGGAAATGAAAGAAAAGAGAACTTGAAATATTTTTTTCATCAGGAATAGGTAGACGTACCTATTTTAGATGGTTTTGTAAAAAACATTGTTAAAAAGGAAGGATTCAACAGTAAATTCTAGGATAAAATGATTGCGCAATCTCTGTAGATTAAAGCGTTTTGACAGAGAACAATGAAAAAAATAATTTGCGAGAAAAGATCAGTAGCGGAGAGCCATTAAAATTGTTAATTGGTGGCTCTCCATGCACACACTGGTCTATTGCTCAGCGAAAGAATCGTGAAACAAAAGCTGAAGGCATAGGATGGGAATTATTTCTAAATTATGTAATAGCAAAAGAAAAATGGAAGCCAGACATATTTTTATATGAAAATAATGAATCCGCAGCCGATGATATTAAGAATCAAATTAGTGAAGAGCTTGGCTATCCACTTTTACATATCAATAGTGCCCTGGTATCTGCACAGCAAAGGAAAAGAATATATTGTACGAATATTCCTAATGTTTCTCAACCAAGTGATAGACATATATTCTTAAAAGATATACTTGAATATGGAATCGTAGAGAATGAAAATGCTTATTTATTGAAACATCAATCTGGCAATGTCGTTCAGACAGATAATGAACCAATTCGTATTGGTGATATTGATACAACGGCTCAAGCACATAGGGTTTATAGTCCTGACGGAAAGAGTGTAAATCTTACAAGCAATGGTGGTGGCCAAGGCGCAAAAACAGGATTGTATATGACTCCAATATCAATCACGGAAGATAGCTTTAAGCATCTGACTGAAAAAGAAATGGAGTATATGGTTAGAACAGTAGCTGGTGGTAGAAATCATTTTGACTTTGGTTATATCCAAGTATCTAATAAAGATAAATCTCAATGTCTATTAGCAAATCTTCATAAGGGTGTTCCATATAATGTCATGTGTGAAGAAATCCAAGTAATCGATTTAAGAAAATATGAACAAATTAAATGGTTTGAAAATGGTAACTTATCAGTCGATGGCAAGATGATATATCTAGTAAAAGATGGATTAATTGGTTACAAAGATGGATTATATCCTATCAAATTAAATGACGGATATTATGTCATTCGAAAACTTACTCCATTAGAATGCGAACGATTACAAACTTTACCAGATGGGTATACAGCAGCTCCTAAAAATAGCGCAACACAGAGATACAAACAAATTGGAAATGGTTGGACGGCAAAAGTTATTATTCATATTTTGGAACAAGGATTAAAAAATGTACCAAAAGATTATCCAATATATGTTTTAAGTTTATATGATGGAATTGCAACAGGAAGATATTGTTTAGAAAAGATGGGTTTTACTAACATTAAATACAAAGCTTATGAGATTGATAAATATGCGATGAATGTGGCAACGTACAATTATTCAGATATAGAAGAATGTGGTGATGTATTTCAGGTTAGAAATGATGATTGGGTATATTAAACAGAGAATAACTAAGTATAAGAAATCCACATTTCGAGAGGAGATTTGAAATGAAGTTGATTAATAAATATTCGAAGCCTTTTCAAAAAGATTATTATTGTGATCTTACATATGAATTAGATAAATTAGCTGGAATCGATCCAGATGGTTTTTGGCATCATTATATTCTGATTACTGGTGATCACAGTATTTATATTCGAATACCAGGAGGAACATTAGGCGAGATTTATGTAGATAATAATAACGTAATTACAAAAATAACTCTTGATACGAATTATGTTGTTAAGACATATCATGCTGATGTGTTAGATCAACTTCAAAAATATGTAGGACAGAAAATAGAATTTTAGAAGAATCAATAAGGAGAATTAATATGGGACTGAAGGAAGAAAACATACGATTAAAACTTGCTCTTTTAGATATGGTCAGACAGTTTTATGAATATGCTCTTACACCAAAAATAGCAGAAAATATAATGTCAAAAATTATAATGTTGACGAAGATTATTATTTTCATATGTTCCAATCTGCTGGTGAACACGCTTGGAGAATACTTGGTATTAAAAATGATATTATAAGCGGACAAGAATTATATAGAATAGAAGATATTTTGATAAATGAGTTATTGCAATGTAAAAAAGGAGAATAACGAGGTATGAGTTGTAAATATCCAAAAGATAGTAGAAGTTATAAGTTTTGTATGGGATGTTCAGATAAAAATTATTGTGTAGATTCATCTATTCCTAAAATTCAGATGGATATACTTTCATCTGCATCTCAAGCAAGTCAAATGACAAAGGAAAACATTAAAAATTGTTGTACGCAAGAATTGATTGAGATTACAAAGAAAATTAATAAAGCTATTGCAGATGGAAATTTTTCAATTAGCGGAAATGGTAGTCTCAAGCATGGAATCGTAGAAAAACTAAAAGGATTAGGATATAAAGTAGAAACTGGATGTCCTAGAAATGATCCATATTGGATTATTAGCTGGAAGTGAGGGATGATAATTATGTATCAGAACTGTTGTAAAAAGTGTGGAAGTATCTCTTTACATACAGAAACAAAAGGTAGTGCGACTGGATTGTACTGTAATGATTGTGGAGCATGGGTAAAATGGCTTGGAAAAGATGAAAAAAGAGCATTCGAATATGCTATGAGAAATGCTACAAAACAAGAATCGGAAGCCACAAATAACTATATTGAAAATATTTCAAAACCTACTGGTGTGCTTTTTAATGATGGATCTGATATTCTTGGAAGACTTAATAGATTTTCAGATGGGATTGATTTTGCAATAGATAGTATGTTAGAAAGCTATACTGAGAAACATGATCAGGCGATCTATAATAACGCATATGCTTATGCATTAGAAAAATGTAAAGAATGTTTATCTAATGTTATTGAAGGCAGAGAATATAACGATTTCGGAAAAAATATCTATGAAGAATAAAACAAATTTATATGATGAGTCACGATTTGAAGTTGCTGAACTGATAAATCCGAGAGATTGTGATAATCGTTTGATCCTTGCGGTATATCAGTATACATTGCGAGGCGACAAGATATTACAGGATAATATGCCAATCATGATAGAAGTCATAAGAGATTATATCAGAGAAGCGGAAATATATATGCATCTTACAGATGTACTTCCCAGACTCATATGGGATTCACAAAAACTGGTGATACGAGAAGAAATCAATCTACGGAAAAGAAATATGGAGCTGTTAAGAAATAAAATGAATACAGGTATCAGTCCGTATTATTGGCGTCTCTATAAAAAATTTGATGGGTATATTGAAGGTATCTATTACAAGGCAGACTATGTAATTTCTTTGGAAAACCAGATGCTCCAACTTTTTGGTAACGATTCGGAAATAGTGGAAAAGTTATAACTAAATTTGTGTTTAATTGGGAGAATTATAAGATGGAATTAATTTTACAAGGATGGTTGGACACAGACGATTGTGGAAATATAGGACTTAAATACAGTAGGAATGATTATAGTTGGAATTGTAAAAGTCTTTCTTGCCTGATTATGGATTATTTCGATTACATGAGAATAGATGAAGGACTTGGAAGAAAGTTAACAACTATAGAAGATGCACATTTGAGTATTTGGTTTTCTGATGAAGAATGTACTTTAGAAGAAGCACAAATGAATTTCGAGAGTTATGTGGTAACTGGAAATTTGCTAACGCAAGGACATTATGTTGGATACTCTGAATATACCATTACAGGATTTAATGTAGATGATCTAATCATTGGTGGTCATAACTTAGATTATGAACTAAAACAACATATTGGAAAGTATATACATTTTATTTTAACAGATTGATTCGAGGTTTTTGTATGAATAAATATTTAATGGACGATAGAGATTTTTATCTCAATAGATTTAAGAATATCATAAAAACTGATACTGGATACAAATTACAACCGGTTTATGCTGAAGATAATAACCATGAAATCATAAAGTTAACGAATTGTAATGATGAAAAATGTTGTGATATATGTATCTATCACAATCGCATTGCTGAATTTAATACTTGTGAAATTAGAAATCAAATAGAACCAAACCTAATAAAAAATGCAATTATTCCATGCGGTTGGTGTAACTCGTGTGATGCATTCACGCCTGTTTATCCTTTAAATGTCATTAATTCAGAAGAAGAGATGATTCAATTTATAGAAAAAACTGAAAACTTTTTCGGTTGCGTAGAGGAATATGAAGCATATTATGGCTTTGAAAGAAAATGGGACGAAGAAACAGGCGAAGTTCTTGAGACAGTAAGAGAATATTATAACAGAAGCGGTAAATTTGAAAATATACCAGATAAATATCCATGCGTAATCTATTTTTCATATGTGAATTTGATGAATGTTCATTGTGATAACGATGATTTACTGTGGGTTTATATTGGAGAAGAAAAGGAGAAATAAGTTATGCCTGTACATGATGATTTAGGCTGCCGTATGAAAACATTTTATGAGCAGATTCCTAAGACAAAGTTAATGAGGAGATGTCCAGTTGCTATCCGTTGCGACGGACGGTCTTTCCATACATTTACAAGAAAATTTCAAAAACCATTCGATGAAGTTTTAATTAAGACGATGCAGGAAACGATGAAGTATCTCTGTGAAAATATCCAAGGATGCGTACTCGCCTATACTCAATCAGATGAGATAACATTAATTCTTGTCGATTATAAAAAGCATACATCTTCTGCATTTTTTGATTATGAAGTACAGAAAATTTGTAGTATTACTGCGAGTATGGCAACTATGGCTTTTAATAGATTCTTTGAAAAAAATGTAGAAGCTGAAAATCATGTTTTTACAGATGAATGGTTAGATGATGAAAATTTTAATCCAAATTATAAAAATAAAGAATTGAGAAGTTTATGGTTAGTGCATAAAAAAGCTGCTGACAAAGGAGCTGTGTTTGATGCTCGTTGCTTCAATATTCCTAAAGAAGAAGTAACGAATTTGGTGTACTGGAGGCAACTTGATGCAACTCGAAATTCAATTCAGATGGTTGGACAGGCTAATTTCTCACATAAGGAATTACAGAATAAATCCTGTAATGATATTCAGGATATGCTGATGACTAAAAAAGGAATTAACTGGAATAATCTACCTACATATCAGAAGAGAGGGAGTTGCTGTGTAAAAAATAAGATTATTATTGATAATAATGATGGAGTAACAGTAACAGCTCAATTAAGAAATACATCTAAACCTGAAAACGAATGGATTATTGATAAAGAAATTCCTATTTTTAAAGGTGATGGCAGAGATTATATTGACAGATTAATTTATGTTGGAGAAGACTAAATACGGCTTTCATTAGATAACAATAATAGAAAAAAGAGGTAAGATAATGGAAAATACATTGATTGTAGTAGATATGCAGAATGATTTTATCGATGGATCACTTGGCACAAAGGAAGCACAAGCGATTGTACCAAATGTTGCAAATAAAATCAAGGAATATAAGGATGCCGGTAAACAAGTAATTTTTACAAGAGATACGCATCCTGAAGACTATTTAAACACATATGAAGGCAAGCATCTTCCTGTTGTGCATTGTGTAAAGAATACTTTTGGTTGGCAAGTATCTGATAAGCTAGATTTTGATATTGAAAAAGATATCTTAATTGATAAAACTACTTTCGGATGGTTACATTGGAATGATTTTAAATTTGATAGTGTTGAAATTTGCGGATTATGCTCAGATATCTGTGTGATTTCTAATGCACTTATTATTAGAGCAAATTATCCTGAAATTGATATTTCGGTGGATGTAAGTTGTTGTGCAGGAGTAACACCTGAAAGACATAAGGCAGCTATGGAAGTAATGAAGAGTTGTCAGATTAATGTGATTGGAGAGTAATGATATGAAACAGATTATTAACAGCTTATTAGAAAATGACATGTATAAGTTTTCAATGGGACAAGCAATCTATCATCAGTTCAGTGATTATAAGACCACTTGGAGTTTTAAGTGTAGAAATAAGGGTGTATTATTTACACCTGCAATGGTAGAGGAGGTCAGAAGACAGATTAAGATGTACTGTGGTCTTAGATTCACAGAAGATGAACTCACATACATTGATAATATCAAGTGGATGAAAGGATCATATGTAGATTTTCTGAGATTGTGGCAGCCTCGATATGAGGATTTTGAGATTACAACAAATTCTCCTTGCGGTTTATCTATTGAGACAAAAGGCACATGGTTGAATACTTCAATGTATGAGATCCCTACACTGGCAATTGTCAACGAAGTATATTTTAGAATGGCATATAACTACGATGAACTGCTTAATAGCTTCAAGGAAAGACTCGACCAGAAGTATGAAAATCTTAAGAGTGGAAAGTGGTATGCAGGTACATTTTCTGAATTTGGACTGAGACGTAGATTATCTGCTGAAGCGCAGGAATTGGCAGTACAGAAATTTTCTCATTTAAATGATACAGCTCATTGCTCTTCAAGATTCATAGGCACATCTAATGTATATCTTGCTAAGAAATATAATCTTACTCCTGTTGGAACCATGGCTCATGAATGGATTATGTGTACTGGACAGGGTAATCACAAACACAATCCTTCTTATTCTAATTGGTATGCACTGGATGCCTGGGTAAGAGAGTATGGAGTATTAAATGGTATTGCTTTAACAGATACAATTACAACTGATTGCTTCCTGAAAGATTTCCAATTAACATATGCAACTTTATTTTCCGGTGTGCGGCATGACAGTGGTGATCCGCTTGAATGGGGAGAAAAGATGATTGCCCACTATGAATCTTTGGGGATTAATCCTAAGACAAAGACATTGTTATTCAGCGACAGTCTGGATTTTGAAAGAGCTGATCAGTTATTTAGACATTTTAACGGTAGAGTAAACGTAGCATTTGGAATTGGCACGTATCTGAGCAATGATACCGACGTACCGGCTTTAAATATTGTAATGAAGACAACTAAATGTAATGGAATGGATGTAGCGAAAATCTCAGATGTTGTCGGTAAAGGTATGTGTAAAAATCCTGACTATGTTGATTATTTAAACAGATGTATTAAATGGAGAATGGAACATGAATAAAATTTTACTTATTCCTGGTAGTTTCAATCCTATTACAAATGCTCATGTAGATATGGCGTTAGCTGCTAAAAAGGCAGTTAATGCCGATTCCATCTATTTTATACCGGCTCATGATACATATGTAGCTAAAAAGAAAACATTAATTCCTGGATATTGTAGAGTTGAATTGATCAATTCCATGGATAATTGTGAGGAAAATAATATTCATGCATTAGACATTGAGACAACCAGTTTCTTTCCGCAGAGAACGTATAATACAATTTCTCAGTTAAGAGAAGAAGCGGAAAAGAATTATGAATTCAATGAATATTATATCTGCCTTGGAATGGATAACATCAAAACTCTAACCAGTTGGTATAACTGGGAGCCATTTGTAAATGAATATAATTTTGTCGCATGTGTAAGAAAAGGACAAAATTTGGATGAAGCATTGAAAGATGCTAATTTGACTGATTACAGAGATCACTTTACAGAGATTAAAATTCCTGAGAATCACACGTCATCCAGTTTAGTAAGAGATTTGTGTGAAAAAGGAGAATTTAATAGAGTAAAGGAATTAGTTCCTGAGAATGTATATGAATATTTAGTTCGATTTTATGATGTGATGAATCGAATGTAAGGAGGTAGATAATATATGTTTAATGCAAAGAAAGTTAAGAATGAAATTGTTGATTGGTTAAGAGACTGGGAAGAGTGTAATGGAAAAGGATGTAATTTTATTGTAGGTATCTCAGGAGGAAAGGATTCATCTGTTGTCGCAGCATTACTTGTAGAAGCGTTTGGGAAAGACAGAGTAATTGGTGTAAAAATGCCATGTGGAGAACAATCAGATATTGAGTATTCTGATATGCTTATTAATCACTTAGGTATCAAGAGTTACACAATGAATATTTATGATGCCGTAAATGGAATCATTCAGCAGTTCTCTCCTGAAATTTCTGTGAGTTCTCAGACTATTACAAATCTTCCAGCTCGTGTTCGTATGGCTACTCTATATGCAATTTCTCAGTCTTTGAATGGTCGTGTTGCTAATACATGTAATCTTTCTGAAAATTGGGTTGGATATTGTAGTAAGTTTGGAGATTCAGCAGGAGATTTTAGCCCACTCGAAAATCTCACAGCAACTGAAGTTAAAGCTATTGGACGTGAATTAGGTCTTCCATCTGTATTAGTAGATAAAATACCTACAGATGGGTTATGTGGAAAGACCGATGAAGACAATCTTGGTTTTACTTATGACGTACTTGACAGATATATCAGAACTGGTGAAATTGATGACTTAGATATTAAGGCAAAAATTGATTCAATGCATGAAAAAAATTTGTTTAAATTGAGACCAATGGACGCTTTTGAGTATCAAAAGTACATTTTTTAGCAGATGAAACTGCGCTTTCGTAAGGAGGAAAATAAAGATTATGAATGTATATTTTATTATTTTGTGTTGTATCTGTGCCATGTCATTAGGAATATCTTTGATAAATCATGGGAAACCAAGATAAGGAGACAATAACTTTTTTATAACGCTTTTATCTGTTGCAATTCAAATGTTTCTGATTTACAAAGCAATAAAAATTGGTTTCTAAAATCTTAGAGCAATTCGCTTATTAATCCAATAGAGAATAACTTAATATAGGAGCATTCCTGTTAAGTAACAAATAACCGGTTTGCAAAAAATGAGTGCCACCCATAGAATAATGATTGTTAACTT